AGTTTTGCCTGCTGTAATGTAGTATATAGGGCAACGGTTTTCAGTAATTCTTTCTCGTTTGCTTCAATAAAGTCCATACCATCATACAGTTTTTTCAACTTACCCGCCTTTGCTTTAGGCGTCTTAACTTTGTCTACTGCTTTTTGTACTTCACTCTCAAAATACTTTTTAAAATCACGTACAAAGTTAGAAGCACTACTAACTCGTCGTCCCTGTCTGACATACGTGTTAAAATAAATCTTGAGTCGTGGTCCTACAGTTAACTGATCGTTTGCTTCGATCTGTTCTTCTATAGTATCTAGAAACTTCGACGCTTGTCTAACAAGAGTCATCGACGCTCTCTTCATATTTTTTAATTTTTGGGATTCTTGCTGAGTGATCAATAGATCTTTACCAAGTTGTCCAGTCTCAGCACTGAGCACCAATACATCATCAGATTTTTTAAGTTTTTTTATATCGTAACCAAAAGTAGCAGACAAAGAATCAACAGTGTTGCCTCTATACGTTGTGTGAAAGACAACACCGATCTTTGCTTTCTTCGCTTTCTCGTAGAGAGCGGATGATTCTGGTATGCAATATGTAATTGTGTTAGGAGTAAATGTGATACATCTCTCCCCCTTGATTGTTTCATACTTCTTGTCGTCTGTGAACAGAAGATCCCCTTGTGCCACCCCATTAATACCAAGGGCAGGAAAATACTTAAGGGCATCTTTCAGTTTAGAAACAAGTCCTGGAGCATGACCGTGATTTACATCAACGTCAGTGTCTCTAAAATTAATCTTAGCATTTTTGTTGAACACCGACTTGGTGCCTACAAAAAATCTTTTGGTGCCTGGATACGTACCACAAAAAATAGCAGGAGCACCGTCCCACTTAGTGGTAATTTTAAATGTATTTCTTTGTTTGCCACTGAATGTCTGGGCAAGTTCATCCAAGAACATGAAAGCATCTTTAGCTCCCTGACTACCATCAAGGAGAATGCTGTCTTCTAAGTGTTCGAGGTGAGTGTTCTTAGACATCAGTACAATTTTCCGAAAGGTCCAAAGCGGTCGCCCTTCTTCTGGGCAAGGAACGTCATGTCAGTCATAAACTTGTTACGTTCGACTGGTTTCATTCCCATGAGCATGTCAAGGAAGTACAGTTGCATCATTTTTGATGTAGCAACATGTGGTTCTGTAGCAAGGACCACCTGGAAATTGTTGATCGCTGTGTCTTCATCGACAACCGTGTCAACCTGCTTCTGCCTTAGTGACTTGATCATTTTAGCATAGGCATCCTGGTTTTTGGTGAAGTCAGTCAGACTCTTTGGATACTGTCCATGCTTGTTATCGAAGCGGACACCGTAGTCGATCATCAATTTTTGTACCATATCAACAGGTGCTTTACCCAAGCGAGCAGAAGCAGCTCCTTCTTGAGTAGGTTCCCACTTTAAGTTAGAGAACCCAGAACTATCATTACCTTTGATCTGGAAATTGTATGTGTACTTAGGAGATTTAACAAAAACTCTTGTGTCTTGTGTGCCAAATGAGGTGACACCTTTGTTATTTTTACCTAGAGATAGATCAATTTTAATTTTCTCTATCTCAAAATACATCTCTTTATACGAAGCAAAGTCTGCCTCACTGAGATTGACTCTCTCATATTTCGCTTCTTTACCAGAAACCTTCTTAAGAGATACACCAACCACAATGTCATCTCTAAACAAAGTTCTTAGAATAGCATTTAATTCTTGAAGGGTTTGACTTTTACCACCATCAATCAAATCTTTAATCATTTTAATTGTTTTATTCTGATCTTTGATCAACCAAATATCAGCAGGGTTCCAGTTATCTTTTTGAGAAATTTGATACTTTGTTTTAACTAAGTCTGTAACCCATTTCATAAACCCGCCATCACGATTGAACTCAGTGAACCTAGGATTAGCATACTCAAGTAGCATAGTCTTCTGCTGCTTATAGTAATCATCCAACCATGAGTCATCAAACTCTAATTGTGATCTCTTCCATATCTTTTGTAGAGCCATGTACGCCACACTATCCTTTCGGATATCTTCTGAAGAATTATATCTTTTGTTCTCTCTAAGAACTCGCTTCAAGATATAAGCAGACCCTCTTTCTTGGGCAGCAGTAGTCTTAGCATCTGGTGCTCCTCCAGCACCAGTCTTTCCTGTAATTTCAAAGACTACTTTTTTGTTATCAACATCAATTTGATACTTATCTTTGCCAGATACACCACCAGGATTCTTAGCAATGACATCAAGCAACATAGATTTGTTCAGATAGATTTTATAAGTGCCTTGTCTGTTAGTAGGCCACTTAAATCCACTATCATCTTTCTCTGGTCTCAACCAACCAGATGTAGCAACCTCTTCTAAAATAGTTTTCAGTGCTGCCCTAGCAGGATTGGGCACTGGAGATACTATCTGAGATATATTAGCAGGTTGTTTTGCCATAAAAAAAAAATCCTCCCCTAGTATTTAGAGGAGGTTACAACGGAAAGGGTGGGATTCGAACCCACGGAGGTGTTACCCTCGCTGGTTTTCAAGACCAGAGCCATCAACCACTCGACCACCTTTCCTTAAGTATTCTTTTTCTTGTTCGTATGGATGCTTTTGTTGAGTCCAGATCTCATATCCTTCTACAAGATCTGGAATCAACCACTGGTCCACCCGATAGCAATACTTCCAGTTGACAGGTTGAATACAATTCATCACGACAACTTGGAAGAATGCTACCAAGTGAATCCAGAAACTATACACCGTATTTAGTCCATAGTTTACGAATGTTCTGGGTGATAGGCATACCGCTGGAGTAGGTCTCTAGCAGTTCTTCTGTCTCTTCATCAATGATAATGAGAACAGGGGTGGCAGTCACACCATACTTCTTGGCGAGAGCAAGGTTCTCTTCTGGGATTGGTTCATCGCTGAAGTCCTCAAGTTGGACTTCTTGAATGAGTTCTGTACGCTCGTCTTTGAGAGCTCTAAAGTATCTCTTGACGAGACCACAAGGACCACAGGAGTCCTTGGTGAATAGAATAAACTTAGCGGTCACAGGTCACCCTCCTGACGGTTTTCGGAATAGTAAATGTCAAATTGTCCACCTGGATACCTACTCTCAAGCTTCGTGACATTACGTTCGATAACCTCTTCGAAGGACACACCCAATGCTTGGGTTGCCTGTGCTACGTACCAAAGAAGATCGCCCAGCTCAATAATAAGATGTTCTCGGTTGGCATCATTCCAAGGTTTACCTTGGAATACCATCTTCTTGATGATCTCAAGAAACTCACCACCTTCAGCATTAATCCCAACGCCAGCAGTAAGAAGACGCTCGATATTGGCACCCTTTCCATCAAGTTCAACAAGACGGTCAGAAAGATATACAAAATCTTTTGAAGCATCACTCGTTACAGCGTCAACGAACTTTTCATAACGAGAAAAATTAATAGTCATATTACGAATTTAGAGAATTTATCAAGGCGGTTTTGTTGAGAAGAAACATCTTCAAAGGTTTCAAACGTATCTTCATCTTCTGTATTGAGGATGTCAGCGCCGTCTGAATCCTCAACATTATACAACTTCATCTTTGCTCTGTCAATACCCACTGTAAAACGTCGGTAGAAAGTGAGATCGTTGTATCTGTTCTTAAGTTGTTTAACCATAATTCTGCCAGACTGTTCAAGCTCTTCGGTACTAATGAGAGCAAACATAAAATCTGCTGTGGCAGGTAGACCAAAGGATTCAGAAGTGTCGGTGAGATCAACGTCACTATTACCAAAACCAGACCTAGTAGTTTGAGTTGCTGATACGACTGGTACGTCGTTTTCAACAGCAAGACCCCTGAGTTCTTCTGCAATTGCTTTAACGTAAGTGTAAGAGTTGACAATGTGACCCTTGTACCTTGACGAGGCACAGATATTTAGATAATCAATGAAGACGATATCTGGTTTGAAATATTTCTTCAATGACAGTTCATTCAAGAGTCCTTTGAAGTGACCAGCATGAGCAGAAGCAGTAGGATACTCTTTGATAATCAAGCGACCCTGTGTCTTCCTACCAATCTCAGCAACCCTAGAAGTAAAGATCTGCTCAGGGATCGAACCAATGTCTTTGATATTAACGTTGAGAAGGTTAGCGTCAATACGTTCGGCAATCTTCTCTTCCGACATCTCCATAGTGATGTACAGAACGTTCTTGCCTTGTGACAGACAAGCAGCTGCCATGTGACACATGAATAGGGACTTACCAACACCAGTGCCAGCAAGGGCAATGTTCAGTGTCTTGTTAGAGAGTCCACCCTTAGTTACCACATTGAACTTATCAATATCAAACGGAGTTTTATGCTCCTCCATATGATAGAACTCATAGCGTTCCTGAACATTCTCAACGTAATCATGTCCTACATGTTCGTCGAACGATACTGCCAAGGCTTCTTGGAGTATCGAGGGGATCGCATCCTTTGAAACTTTCGTCTCTCCTCCATCAGCAATCTTGATCGATTCGAGTAGAGCGAGATAGATTGCTCGGTCTTTACACCACTTCTCTGTTGAGTCAAGTAACCACTGCTGTTCGACAGGAGTATCCTCAAGGGACTTGAGGGTTTGTACCGCCGATGTGTAAGCTTCTTCAGTGATGTCTTTACGATCTTGGAGGTTGATAATAAGAACCTCCGAAGTCGGGACAGTATCATATTTACTAGCAAAGTCCCATACCTCTTCATAGATGATACGTTCATGATGATCTTCAAAATAATCTGGTTTGACAAAAGGTACTACCTTACGATAGAACGCTTCATTGAACAGTAGATTCCTAAGGATCGATAGTTCAATTTTCTCAGTCATCTTCTGTACCATACAAAAATTCTTTCTGTGCTTGCTTGTCTAGTTCTTCCAGTACGTCTTGGGTAAAGTAGGTTTCTGGATCTTTGAGGATTTGCTTGGCGTAGATTTTCTTTCCATCAATCTCATAACGTCCAGCAACATTTTTCCACAACCCTGCTCGCTCGCCCATCTCAAGTAATCCATAGTGTTTTTCCAAACCCCTTGTGTCAAAGAATAGTCGGGTCTCCACCTTCGACCCTTCACGGGTCAGACGGGACTTCTTCGCCTCACACTTAATAATGTTTCCGACCAGATCGGTGCCGTCTTTCTCTTTCTTCTTAGAAAGGAAAACGATGGTAGAGGCGGAGTATTTAAGACCAACTCCACCTCCCATTTCTTTAGTCGGGACATAAGATCCGATAACATCATAAGTGTGATTAGTAACCAACATTGGAATGTTAGCCTTGCCAAGCTTCAGTGTCAACACTCGGAAAGCACCCTTAATAAGTTGTGATTTCGTCATGTCACGGACCTGCTTGTCGTTGGTGATGTCTTCCATCTCCTTAGACGAGGACAACATTCCCAAAGAGTCTAGCACGAACATCAGTGGTTGACGTTCATCTTTAGGTTGTTCTAAGTATTTGTCTACAATACGGATTGCCTGAGTCCTGAACTCCTCAATAGTATCCACAGGCATAATGATCATACGTTGAGAATCGATACCACGACTCTCGATCATGTCCTTAGAAATGGCAGACTCAGTTTCAAAATAAATGACTCCAGCATCAGGATTAGAATCAAGGAAAGAACGAACGACACTAAGGCAAAAGAAAGTCTTCCCCGTGCCCGATTCTCCTGCCAGGGCAGTAATCTTATTGGAAGGAAACCCTCCAAAAATGCTGCCACTAACCAGGGCATTAACCATATAGCTGCCAGTATCAATAAAAGATTCAATGTCCCCAGCAGCAATCCCGTCGCTAACGAAGGAAGCATACTCGTTCTTGCTGTCTTTAATAACAGTATCTAGGAAACCCATAATTAGAAAAATGATAGAAGTGAAACAGACCGCTCGTAGTCCCAACCGATACATTCTAGCACATTCTTGAGCGGTTCAAAGAATGACTTCTCAAACTGTTTGTTAAAGTCAACGTACTTCTCCACGTTGAACTCTGGTGGCAAGTTCTGGAAGAACGAGATTACATTTTCCTGAATGGGGTTGGGTGTCTTGAGGTAGAGAAACTTGATCTTCTCTCCTTCTTGGATAAGAGGGTACTTATGAGTAAGTTTATTACGGCTAACATAGTAATTGTACAGTAATGCACCTCGGACATGAATAGGTGTACCCTTTGAATAGATGTCCGCCACAGACTTGTATTTCTTGAGACCATTTACACCTCGGGGGAAAGCAATGTTGACACAATCTTCTTTACGTGTGTCCTCTTTGACCCTATCAATATAGTCAATCAACACATCGTTGTCTTCATTGATAATGATCTCATAAGCTTTGAGAAGTTTATCTCGGAAGAATGCTGGTGTAGAAGACCTGGCAGTTTCCATACCACAGATCTTCATCTTAGGTTCGGCATAGCGTACACCTTCGCTATCCCACACGTTGAGAATATATCGCTTCTTGGCAGTCCAGATAGCACGGTCAGCGATGTTCTCACGCTTCATCTTCATCTTCTGTTCATATGCCGAAACGTAATTCGCAAGTTCCTGATAAGAGGATTCGATGAATGGTTCCAGTTTTTCTTGACAGATCTTGTCAAGTATCCCCACAATTGCTGCTTTGTCGCCAGACTTAGCACTAAAAAATTTAGTAACAAGAGGTCCAAGATTAAGATAGATTGAGTCGGTATCGCTAGCGATGACATAATCGACATCCTCCGTTGACAACAGTTTATTTAGATATCCATTCATTTTGTTCTCAATCCAACGGATCGAGAGCTGACCAGACATTGTGATTGCTTCAGCAATCTCAAGACGATAGTATCGGAAGTGCTCATTACCAATGGCACCATAAGCAGAGTTCAGTTGGATCTTACGTGCCATCTGAATGTTATTACAGCGAGAGATCTCTTTCTTCAGATCAGTGCTAGGATTTTTCTCATACTCTTGCTTTGCCTTGAGCATACGCTTCTTGTAGATAGTACGTTCCTGATAGATCTTGTCCATCAGTTCAGGCAAGAACCCACGTTTCGTGGTGTCATAGTATGTTCCATTGGCACAGAGGGTCTTACCCTCCATGTAGGAGATGTCAATCTCACTGTTCAACAGTCTGTCTACCGTCGCTGTTGGGTGGCGATGGTCAAGTAACGTCTCTGGCGAGAGGTTGTACTGCATAATGAGGTGAGGGTACAGGGAGTTGAGGTCAAAAGAGACCACCCAGTCATAAATTCCTGGGATAGGTTCTTTAACATACGCCCCAGCATACTTGTTGTCCTTTCTACTTTCATGTTTAGGAGGGATAACGAGATTACGTTTAGACAGATAGACATAGATGATATTGTCCCACATACGTACCTGTGAGTACACATCCTCAAAGTTCACCTTAGCATCATATGCCATGGTGATAGCGAGTTCGATCAACTTCATCTTGTCATCCAGCTGGTCAACCAGACGAACGTCAACGATGTTGTAATCAACAAACTTCTTCCAGTCCTTGGTATAGAACTCTTTGAAAGTATCAAACTCACTATGGTCCAGTTTCTTGGCACCAAGTTCTACCGAACAGATATGATCCAGACGATAGGACTCTTGGTTTGTGTACGTAAACTTCTTGTACAGTTCTAGATAATCAAGGCAAGAGATACCACTAATGTCATAGGCAATTTGCTTACGACCTTTGATATAGATCTCACGATAGAGAATGCTCTTCCAAGGAGAGATCATCTTGGATTCTTTCTCACCAATGATCCTCTCGATACGCTTGATAATGTACGGCATATCGAACAGTTGGACGTTCCAACCCGTGATCACATCAGGAAAGTTAGAAATCCAATAGTGAAGAAAAGCTTTCAGCAGACCAACCTCAGTTTTAAACTCAAGGTAATCAACATCAGCATCGGTGCTCTTGTAAGGGCGAGAACCGAATACAGTAATCCTACCAGTGTGGGAATCTTTGATACTAATCAGAAGGATCTCCTGATCAGCAGTTTCGATATCAGGGAATCCATTCTCAGCACCAGTTTCGATGTCAATGGTGAAGATACGAATCTGGTTCATATCAAACTTCATCTCATCCCAAGGATACTCCTCAAGAATGTACTGGTTATTGTATCGTGTCTGACCATATACAGGAAAGTCCGCCATCTCCTTGTGGGTGTCAACAAACTCCCGTGCATCTTTAATCGTGCCCTGCTTCACAGGACGTACACGCTTGCCATCGAGTGTCTTCCACTCAGAAGGTTTATTGGTTGGCAAGAACAGTGTCGGGTTGAACTTTACCCGATCACTGAACTGCCGACCATGATCATAACCACGAACCAGGATAGTGTTCCCTGACTGTTGAACACTGGTGTAAAACTTCATTCCGTCTCTTTGTCTTTCAGGTCATAATAAAGTGCCATGTACATGTCACTAGGTTCACAGATCAAAGTAATGTCTGAGGACCTAACGACAAGTTCATGATCATTGCTGAACTCAGGGAAGGGCACTGCCCCGTCCTGAGATACCTCACAGGGGTATTTTAGCACACAGTCGGGGTCACCGAACTCTACGCCAGGAATCTCTTCAACCTCTGCCACGAGCCAGTGCCCGTCGAACTTGAGGAGTTTAATCACACTACTTCTGGAGTAACAGCAGGGGGTTGACTCGCTTCAGCAACCGCTTGTTTAACTAATTGTTGCTGCTGTTGCCAGTTAGGACTATCATCAGATCCTGATGCTGGTTGAGATTCTGGAATATCAGCACCCTTAGAAGCATCAACCTTTGCCATGTATGCCTGAGTCAAACCAGGATCGGGTTGTCCGATAGTGAGAATACCATCATAAGGAATTCGGAATGAGTTCTCGATTGAATATGGACACCACTTGCTAAATTTAACTTGAAGATCTAGTTCGGGATTTGTTTCATTCGGAGCAGAAATCAATGCAAGTTCATAAGGGTAATTCATCAATAGACAAATACCTTTTTTATCTTCGCCTTCTCCTTCAAAAACTTCCTGAAGAATAGTAATTAGTTTTTCGCCCGTTTTAAGAACTACAATTGACGGATTTAGTGTAGGGGTTTCACTCATTTTTTAGTTGCTCCTTTAGATTTTTTGTACTGTTCAAACTCTTCTGGTGTCAGAATAGGATACACTGGTTGATTTAAATCAATATACGTATCCAATACATTGGGTAACGGTTCTCCTATACTGATGATTTTTTCAAATCCAATTCTAAACTCTCTTGTGCCACTGAAAGGACTCCAAGGAAAATAATTGATTTGTGTTTCACCCTCAGTTTCACTGGGGATTAGTGTCAATGTCATCGGCATTTGAAGTAAGAAACAGAATGGTTCCCCATCTTTGTCTCTCAACTCCGTCAGCTTGGAGATGACTTGTTCCCCAGAAACCAAGTGTACAACGTTAATTGATGTCATAACAAGATCTGGTTTCCCATATTATACCAAAAAAACACAGGACTCACAAGGGGTCCTGTGTCAATATTTATTCTGTCAGTAGTTGTTTGTCTGTCGTTGCTGACCCACCAATTTTATATACCGTTCTCTTCTGGTGTTCTGGAATAATTTTCTCCAGCGAAACACACAATAAACCGTCCGCAAAAACTACATCAATAACTCTAACATCATCCCCTAGTTGCCAAGTCCTAGTGAACGATCTCTTCGACACTCCTTTGTGTACATACTCGATCTTAGGATCTTGTTTTGCATGTGTCGTGGCAATTCTGAGAATGTTTGATTCAGTAGATACTTCAATCTCTTCTGGTTTAAATCCTGCCAGAGCAATTTGAATTTCGTAGTTACTGGTGTCATGTTTGATTAGGTTATACGGAGGATAGTTCTTATCATGTTGTGTCATAGATTCCAATCTATGGAACATATCATCCAAACCAACAAAGTGAGGGGAATAAAGATCCCACTGGTAAGCGTTTGTCATTATAGTTCTCCTTAAGTAAGCGAGAGTTAGTTGTATGGACCCGTTCGGCATCCACTACTAATTATAATGGCACATAAAAAAAGTGGGGTGTTGTATACCCCACTGATATGTTCGGTTTATACTTCAGTCTTCTTACGACCGATATTATATTTACTTTCAAGTGTCCATTCGTCCTTCTCTTTGAAGGCAAGGACTTTGATTTGATTAAGTGGAGCAACGTCAGAAATTTTATCGCTGTCCACTAATGAAACAAGACCCCAATCAGAAAGAAGTTGGATGATCCTGTTCCGTCTTTGAACATCATTCAAAGAAAGATTTGTTGCTTTACCATCAAGAGCAAACAACTCTTTAAAATGAACGATGTAATACTTTCCCTGCTTATGAAGGATGTGACAAGATTGATATAGCTTCCTTTCTTTTCTAGATGCTACACCAATACGAGTCAAGGTTTCTCTCACCTTGAGGAAATCGTCAGGTTGTCCCAGGGTAACCTCCACCATATCAGCGGGTTGCCAAGTTACTTCAATATCTGTAGTCATTTCATGCCACCTTTATTCAATGTCTTTCTTATATAATCAAGTTCCTCTTTAGTGAGAATGTTCAAAGCTTCTAATGCTTTATTATGACTGTAACCATAATATTGCTTTACAAGTTCTAACTCTTCAAGAGTTTGCTTGCGTAACCAGGGAGTGAAACGTTTCCTAGGTTTCAAACTATTTATAAAAAAGTCATATTGTAATCTTTTATCGAGATGATGATTTTTATTCATCTCGTTAGCAAAAAGAATACTATCAGTAAAAGATGACAGGCATTTGTTTACAATAAAAGGCGGATACTTTCGCTCCGCCTCAGGATCATCTTTAAGAATGTTCTTCTTAGATTGATTGATGCTGTACAGGTAATCTTTGAGTTCCGCCATTCCAGTGTCTAATCACTCCACTAATAATAAAAAGGTTGGTAACCAAGTAAGAAATAAAAATAAGGGTGCGTATGCCAGCAATAATATCTGCTTCTCTATCTGTTCGTCCATGCTTCTCCCCTAATGCTTTCGCCCAGATTCTCC